GTACCCGAAATAACGCCACGGGATTCTTTAGTAAAGATGCTAGCCCCACCGAATTTTCTTTATGGATTGGTGGTCAGGAGGTGACGCGTCTGGATTCACTTTATATCCAGGGTGTACATAATCTTCTGTATAAGCAAGATCAGGCTAAATCCTCGTCGGCACTCACTCTCGACGAAATCCCGGAAAATGCGTTAGGAAAGGGTGACAGTGCAGACCACTACGTCATACCTTTCTTTTTTTCCGAAGACTGGACAAAATCTCTCCCTTTAACCGCTTTACAATACCATCAGGTGGAGTTGCGGATTAAGTGTAGGGATGGTGGAACTCCGTTTGTTCCTGGTAGTACACCCAAGATTTACGGTACATATGTATACCTTGATTCAGAAGAGCGTGATATCATTGTCGATTACAACCACGAACTTCTCATAACACAAACCCAATATCAACCGATGTCTCCAAATGATACCGATATTGATCTTACTTATTTTAATCACCCAGTAAAGGCTGTTCACATTGTATCTTCGGAAGCTGACGGCGAAAAGTGGGATAAGAATTGGACATTTGACACTGCCACTTTATATATTAACGGTACTCCTTTATTCGAGAATATGTCTTCTACTTATCATCACAACGTGGTACCCGAAATGCACTGCACGGCACTCCCTCCGAGCGCTTTAAGCACCGTATCTACTTACACATGGCCATTCTGTCTCACGTTAAATAAGTCACAGCCTAGCGGTTCACTTAATTTCAGTAGGATTGATAACGCCAAATTACAATTATCTGGTAATTCTACTCGTAATGGTAATTATGTCCGCGCGTATGGAGTCTCCTATAACATACTCAGGGTAAAGGATGGTATGGGAGGTGTAGCATTCTCTAACTAAATACTCATATAAATATTTTTTTAATATAATTAACCCGATGAACCGAAACCACGCGTTCCGCGTTCAGTATCTTCAATATCAGTAACCTCCTCGATAAGAGGCGTTTCACATTTTTCAAGAATAAGTTGCGCAATACGATCACCTTGTTTAATCTCGAATTTTTCACTCCCCTGATTAAACAATATGACTTTAAGTTCGCCGGTATAATCTGGATCTATAACTCCCGCACCGGTTTGAATACCATGTTTCACAGCAAGACCAGATCTAGGAGCGATACGCCCATAGGTACCGATTGGAATTGTCGCAGCTATACCTGTATTTACAATTCCACGTTCCATTGAAGGAATATACATATCTATTGTACTGTACAAATCGTACCCAACCGAGCCAGGTGATGCCCGTGTAGGAATAATCGCGTTAGTCGCTAGACGCTTGATCAAAAGCTTCATTATAATATATACGCGGAAAATCTTTATGTATTTTTGCGATTCCGTAAAAACGCACTGCGTTTACTAAGACATACACATAACATATCAATTAGAAATTTAGAATGATTATTGTAAATGGATAAGATAATAGAAGGTATAGGCATAACGAGTTCAGTTTTGATCACGATTATGTTTGTTCCTCAAATTGTTCACGTATATATCACAAAAGATACACGAGCTATAAATTATACATTCTTGAATATAAATCTTCTCGCAAGTTTTCTAGGTTTGATTTATTCCATGTATTTCGCGGTGATTCCTATGATCGTATCGAACACGTCAGCCGGTTTATTCTCGGTTTCGTTGATAAGTATGAAATATTTCAACAATAATCCACCGGATACATCGGAAGTATAAAAAGAACCTAAGTAGAACCTATAAATGTCAATTTTCATATAAAACGATAACCAACATGGAAGATCTCCAAAGTCTTATGACCTGCCTCGATGCCATCTCCAACAAGATTGGAGATGGCATGTATTTGGACATGGCTGACAAAATGAAACGCATCCACGACAAACTCAACGGTAACAAACCGTTCCACGAGGACTCCTTCTACTACTCCGACGAAGACGACAGCAACAGTGACGATGACAGTGGCTATGACAGCGACTATAACGAGCGAGCACGCCGACAGGTCAGCATTCAAATGATCCGGGCTCATCTTCTTGATTATGTGAGGAGCATGCATCAGGTGTGGGTGGAGGTTCAGAAGTGGGAAAATGAGGTGAAGAAAGTGATCCCACTTATCAAGCGTATGTCTGCGCTTCGAAAGGCTGAGGCTATCCACGCGTTTTGCCGAAAATGCTACACCACTGGAAAAGTTGAAGATGACGCAGCCTTGATTGGAAACATCTCTGGATACACTTTTCGCGGAGCCTGGACTTGGGAAAGGTTGGTGGACAACGGTCTTCGTGCGATCGTGATGGAAATTGGAACGGAGGCGGAGATTGAAAAGGCGAAGAGAAAGAACATGCACTACGACGACCTTTCCCTCGCAACGATCAAAAAACTTCCTGCGTTTGAAAAGAAGATTTACGACGACTACCAATACGGGTACAACGAGGAGATTCTTCAAAATCGTCGTGAAGCGAATGCGAAAGTTCGCGAGCATGAAGAATCTATGCAAAGGTGGGAGATGTGCGCGAGGGAAGAGGAAAACAAGTTGAGGGAACTTGGTGCCCGTGTCTATGATCGTGATAGATGGGACGCGGAAGCCCACGATTTTTGGGTGGATGACGTCAATGGACGATTGGTGAATGGTCCTTAAAGAATTTAGCAGTGTATTATAGTAATGAATGTACTTCAGAATGTAATGCAAATTATAGACAGTATATCTGATAAGATTCCCGAGAATGTCTACCTAACTCTATGCGCCGAATTAAAGAAGCTATACTCGTTCATCCCGGATAAAGTTAGACCAGCCCTTTCTAGAACAAATAGTGCCGTCAACATATCTTCAGCATCACCAGCGAATGGGTTTTGGTTTCGTTAGGAAAATATTGCAGTATTTTAAATGAACAAGAACGCCGAAAAATGTGGGTGTTTTTCGTTTAATAGAGATACGGTACCTGCCAAAGATCGTAGAACATGGAAAAACTACTTTTTTCCTAATAATGAAATGCGAGTCATAAATAAGAGTGAGTACGAAGTGTATGTAATTATAAGTCCAACAGCTAACTTCAAATTATCAGAATTAAATATTCAGCGTTTAGGAGGTGTTAAATTTGAAAACAATGGTGTAACAATCAGAAGTCAGGGTTCAGGAATTAAACCTGATGATAACTGGACACTTACAATTGAAACGAGGAAGGTGTATATAACCGTATTTGTAAGAACTGAACACGGTTGGATACAATGGAAAAAGAATATTTATGTTAACACTCGACGTGATGATTTTATGATTAAACGTGACATTGAACCACATGGTCGCAAATTTTATACAGATGATGAATTTGACAAATTACTAGGGAACTAAGCTAAATCTATCTATGGACGTAAATTAAAATTATAACCTAAGTCGAGCTTAACTTTTATAATTTTCAACAAACAAAAACCAACAATCGACAACATGCTCTTTGAGATCCAACGCGCTTGCCCCCGACCCGGCCAGTCCCGAGTCATCGCATCCGGTCCTTCCGCGATAAAAACTTTGGAGCGTCTCACGACCCTGCTCCCCAACGCTAAAGTCAGCGTTGAAACCCTTACCATTCCAGAAATTGAACCCGAGGAAGATTTCCAAGTGAAACTCAATGAAATCCCAAATGATCCGAGTCAACACGTGGTTCGTTACACCGACGACGATGATATCACTCTCGCACAACTCAAGGAAAATCTGGAAGATAATATGACTCTCGCAGAGATTAAAAAACGAATCGAAAAAGAAATGCGTTCTTCCAATAGGAAGACTGCTAAAATCAAAAAAAATCTCGAGGAAATTCGTCTCATTTGCGAAAACCCACAAGAAAACGTAGATGTCATGAGGGAACATGACATCATCGATACGAATGATGACAACTCTCATCCCCACGTTCCCAAATGGGAAGGAGATGAAATGACTTTTTACTCTAACATGAGTGGTCATTTACCTAATTTTTAGAATCTAAACAGTTTTAATCAATATTTTCATCGTATTCTGTATCCCTCAGTAGGAACCTGTATATCCTCTGGTTTTTCTTCTACTTCTACTTCTACTACATCCCCTTGTATCCAATCAAAAAAACAATTTCGCAACTTTTTAACAGAAAATATAAGAACAAGGGGTAAAACTATTATAAGAAATATGAAAAACCCTAATCCCATACTCAGTCGAGAGTAATAAAACATTTATAATATAAACACATTTTTATTTCTTATCGTATATTATGAAGGTGAAACTTACAAAAAGTCCGAATCCTGAAAAAAAATTTAGAATCCTGTTCGATAGTGGCGGACATGTTGATTTCGGTGGTGCGGGATATTCAGATTTTACGATTCATAAAGATCCATCGCGTATGAAAAGATATCTCGCACGCCATGGTCGAATGGGAGAAACGTGGTCTAAAAACGGAATCAAAACTGCGGGATTTTGGTCCAGATGGCTCTTATGGTCAAAACCGTCTATGAAAGAAGCTAAAAATTTAATGTCCAAAAAATTTGGTATTCGTTTTATTTAAAAAAATCGATCTGTTCTGTACAATTTAGCCTTATAAGGTGCCGCTTTACCTAATACATTTACATCCTCGTTGCCATAAAGTTCTTTACACCCCATATCATCCATACAATCGCGTTCACCTACGGTTACTGGAATAGAATAAATTTGATTACCGGGTGTAGACGTATAATAGTGATATTGATCACGACGCCCTCTCACCTCTTTCCCATATAAGGGAAGTGTTTCTTCATTTTCACCTAATAAGACACCCATTTGCTGTACAAATCCGGGTTTATAATCTTTTATAGGAGGATCCCTGTATT